GCACGTGGGCCTGCTGCTGGGCCGTCAGCGTTGCCGATGTAGTCACGTGCACCTGGCACGCCAGCCTTAGCCTTTGCTACTGCCACGACCGAACTTCATGTCTTTAGGGTTGAAGTAGCGCAACGCTGTGGGGCAGACCGCGCCGATTGCAGCTGCTAACAATGCGCCTGGTTCGGTGTTGCCTGTGACTGCTAGAGCAACTACGGCGGCGAGCATTGAGCGACCGTAACTGGCAAGTAGGGCTTTGTCACTTGGTTTCATTGGTTGGCTCCTTTGGTTTAGATTTTAGACCATTCGAGGCAACAAGACCTGACAACGTGCCGGTCATAAACACCGTCAACGTAGATAGCAGGTCTATGAATGCGGAGTCGTTAGGGCTTTGATGGCCGATTGGCTGGGTAACGAACATGAGCGCATAAACAAATCCAAGGACGGTGATGGCAAACACGCTGGCAAGGATGATGCCGACTATCACAATTAGTCGAGCGTGAAGTTCTTCGGGTTTAAGGCGTGGTCTCATAAATCAAATCTCTTGTGCATGTTCCAGATGGGTTGCAGATCGGTGGTTCGCATTCAGGCTTTTGCCAGTTGGCTGGGTCTTGGCATGGGTAACGATATGACCCGTCATAACCGCAACTAGATACCGCCCACGCAATTACTACAACTAGTAGCGCGTAACCAATAAACGGACGCCATTTCATTCAGGCACTATCGGGTTTGGTGGCGGAATAAACTCTTTGGAAGTTTCGTCATAAAAGTAGCCAATTCCGGCATAGTCTGTGCCGTTGTAATAGGTGCGTACACACTTTTGGCCTCGATAATTGCCATACCAAATTTCTGCTTTTTCGCCGTCAATTAAACCTGCTTTGCCAGGTATTACTTCGGTGACGTAACTATTTTCGTCAAGGAACGCGTAGTAAGCAACGGTCATACTGTCACCGTTCCTGTTCCTGCTGTGAACTCATAAATCTTTTTTCCGCCTGTAACTGTTCTCACGAAAGTTAAGCCACCTGGGATAGTTGTAATGTCTGCGAAAGTGTCGTCATAACTAATAACTACAAGTCCCGAACCGCCAGCAAATGCTGCAATGCCAGTTACGTTTCCACTACCGCCGCCACCGGTGTTGGCTGTTCCTACTGCGTTTGAACCACCGCCTGCAGTTGCTGAACCATAAGCGCCTGCGCCTTTACCACCAGCACCACCACCACCGCGACTAACTGACGTTCCCGTAATGCTCGACGCTGAACCTGCACCGCCCGCGCCACCATCTCCACCATTCGTTCCGTTACTGCCGTTTGCTGATGCACCACCACCACCACCACCGCCCGAACTTCCACCAACACCAGCGCTACCGCCAGCAAAACCTTGTCCAGCAGTTCCAGCCGAACCAGCCGTACCTGAACCACCACCAGCACCACCACCCGAACCGCCTGTTTGACCAGTTCCAGATTGTGTGCCGCCTTGACCGCCACCAGTTGATGTAATGGTGCTGAAAACAGAGTTTGAACCGTTTGACCCAGCACCACCAGCAGAGTTACCGCCAGCACCGCCAGCACCAACAGTTACCGTAAATGATGCTCCAATGCTAAAACCCGTTGCTGTTCGGTATCCGCCGGCACCGCCACCGCCGCCACCGATTGTTTGGTTTGTTCCCGATGAACCACCGCCACCGCCAGCAATAACAAGATATTCAACAGTCGTTGGTGCTGGTAATGGCGCGCCTACGCCAGCCAAGATTTGCATAATTACAACGCCAAGTTGCCGATAACGACCCATGTGTCGGTCGCAATTTTACAACAAGTAGCAACAGCGTATTGGCCGTTTGTTTTAAGTTTGCTTCCATTTGATCGCAAAGTTACGCCAGCGCCAGCGGTGATTGTTACCACTCCTGCGCCCAGTTGCATGATGTTGAGCTGTGTACCTATGCCATAAGCGACAGTTCCGTTTGGTGGAATAGTTAGCGTGATTGGTGACCCGTTATCGCAAGTAATTAGTTTGCCGTCATCGCCTAAAACTGTTGTGTAAGACGTGCCAGTCTGGGCGTTTAGCGCGATCATGGCCGTAGCCATTGCGTCTAATTCTGCTGCGAGGAGTATTTGTCCTGCGGTGAAGTCTTGCCTTGTTGCCATAAGTGCTCCTATCCTAAAGCATTTGTAGTGTCAATGGTGCCATATAGCGCGTCATCCAATATCAACTCAAACACGATCGTGGTTGGCGCGGTGCTGTAAAGGACGCTGTGGCCTGTGCTGAAATCCAGCCGATGCTCGATGCCCTCAACTGACAGCTCTTGCGCTAATTGGGTTGTGCCAGTACCGCTCGCGAACGTTTTTTCTACGCTGATCGTGTCGCCAATGTCCACGGTTGCCAGGGTGTCCTTTTGGGCTGTGGTCAGCATCAGATATTTAGTTGCCACGGACGTGTAACGGGCTTCGGGCTGTGGGTTGAGCAGATAGTCGGCAGCGTCATCAATGCTTGTTTGCTCATGTAGCAGGCTGTTTGTGATGCTTGTTGTTTGAATAAAATAGGTTGCAATAGACCCTGTATCGGTAGCGGTAGCGGTCTTGCCGTCTAACCCTGTAACGACAACGCGGTTAATTACCGAATCCGCTTCAAACGAAATGCCTACGCCATCGAATTTGTATTCTGTGCCGTCATCTTTAAACGATGCAACAGGCGCGCTCAATGTGGTGCCAATGCGATTTTGGAATGTCAACACGCCAGCCCTTGACATAAACAGGCGTCCAAATTCGGCGGTCTCGTTGATCTGCGTAACGTATTGCAACACGTTTGTTCCTGCCGGCACGGTGTAGTCGCTGTCGTGGCCTAGGTTGACGGTGCCTGTGGCGATGTTTCGAGCGCCTGCTGGAAAGTCAACTTCTGGCAGGTCTAAGACGGTTTCTATGCGTTCGCCTGATGTCTCTGGGGTTACGTTTAGTTCGTCTAGAAATGTTTGTGCAAGTAGGTAGAACTGGTCAGCGCAATACACGGTCACGGTGTCGAGGCCGCCAAGCGCAAAGTTGTAGTCGTAGTTGACGACATAACCGCTAAACAATGACTCTGGCACATCGGCGGAGCTGTAACGAATAAGTCGCACTTCGCGCAATGGGGCTAGACCTGGCTGGGCTTGTGGGGTGTCCCAATAAGGCGAGTTCTGATCAAACGGATTAAACACCCCTGTCACGTCTTGGATGGTAAATGTCATTGTGCCTGCGCTGAACTGATCGCCCACATCACGGCGACCGCGCCGAACATTGATATTTGTGATCGAATCCATCACGTTGGCAAACTCGCTTGTACCGTTAAGCACGTACTCGGTGTTATTTAGCACGCCTCTAACTGGGTCATCAAGAATAAAAGCATCCTGCACAAACCCTGTGGCAATTTGTAGGTCATAGTTGCCCGAGTCAACGACCGCTACGCCTGGCATTACGCCACCTGTAACTGCAACGGCCCAGCGCTACGCGAGTAGGCGCGCAAGGCGTTAACGACCGACTCACCGATCTCGGCGCTTGTGGCAAGACCGCCTGTGACGTTAATAGTGATACCGCCACCTGATTGCATGCGATCTAAAGGCACGACTGCCTCTGGGCCAGCCTCACCGATCAAGGCAAGCGTAGGACTCGACACAATGCCACCTTCAGCCAAGCGCGGAAGATTCATACGCCCAGCAACTTGTGTCGGTGTACCGCCAATCTGTGGCACAGGCAAGTTCGGCACTTTAGGCAAATCAGGCAACAACGGGATTGAGTTGTACGCGCTCACAATTGCATTAACCGCGCCGATTGCAGCGTTGACCATGCCAGCAAAAAATCCGATCACCGTGTTGACGATTGCTTTAATGCCGTCACGGAACCATTCAAACTTGTTGTACGCGGTCACAAGACCAACAACAAGCAACGCGATGCCGGCAGCAATCAGGGCAAATGGGTTGAGCGCCATTGCAATGTTGGTGACAACGATTGCGGCGGCTACTGCTCCGATAGCGCCAGCGATTGCTAGGAATGCCTGTGGGTTGTCTTGTGCCCACATTGCGAACTTGTTCAAGATCGGTAGCACGGCCTCGACTACTGGCAAGAGCGCAGCGCCGATTGACTCTTTGGTTTCGCCAATGGAGTTAGACAAGATTTTCATTTTGCCTGCTGCGGTTTCCGCGCTTGCAGCGGTAGCACCGCCGAACGTACCGCCAAGCACGTCCATGATTTCGTTAAGGCTGGCGCCTTCTTTGATCATTGTTGCCATCTCTGGACTTAACGATCGCAACGCCTTAAAGTTGCCCTGGTATGCCTTGGCGAGCGCGTCGGCGACAGTTGCGCTATCTGTGCCGGTAGCGGTGCTGATGTCCATAACAAGGTTCATGTCACGCATGGCCATGTCAACATCTTTGGTACCGCGCACAAGCGCTTCTAATGCCAAGCGATATTCGGTGTCAGCAACGCCAGACGCTCGACTCATTGCGCTAATCTGTTTTTCCACTTGTGCGGTCTGTGCAGCGCCCGCGCCAGTCACATTCTGCAAAGTAAGCGCTAACGCGGCTTGCTCTTGCTGATCTTCCATCGCCGCTTTGGTTGCGTCACCAAGCGCCAAAGCCAAACCGCCAAGCGCTGCAGCTGCCGGCACCGCTGCTTTCTTAATCGCAAACTGGGCTTTTTCGGATGTTGTTTCCAGTTGCTTGAACTGGGCAATAGCTTTCTTAATCCCTTTGCCGTCAAACTCTGAAATGATCGGGATATTGATTGCCATTACGTGGTCTCTCTGTTCGCTTCATCCATGACGCGCTTGACCAATTGCTCCATCTCGGACATGACATCACTTTGGCGTTGCTCGTACGCTTTCCACATTACTCGCGATCGACTGCCATAGCGTGCAGTTAGCGCGCGCCCTAATGACCCAGACATGGACGTGTCAAACATTGTGCCAGTCGCGCCCTTCCATTGAATGGCGAACGTGCCAACATTGGTTTTGTTTCCGCTGTATTCCTTGATCGCTCGAGTATTGATCTTGGCGGCAATCTTTTGTTTCATGCCAGGTATCCACGGCAAGATCTGGAACCCTGATTTGGTTTGCCAGTTGCGCGCCATACCAGACAGCGGAACATTAGACGGCACAAGTTTGTTTGCATCGTCAATAACAGGCTGGACGATCTTCTTGTAGTCCTTGGTAATTTCTCGGCGCAAAGATTTGTCAATCTTGTTAAGGGTCTTCAAAGCATCTTTAAGCCCGACGACCTCAACCCTTGCCGATACTTCCGCCACGTTATCTCCGTTTTTTGTTTGCCTCGTTAAGCACTTTAATGACCGTTGCTATATCTCGAGCGTCAAACACAATGTCGCTAGGCCACCAACCGACCGCGACCAATATCTCTGCTAGTTGGCGACGGTAGGTGCCGCGTCCGTAGGGTTTGGGTCAGTCTCATCCAATACCGGCATTATCTCCAGCTCTGGGTTCTTACTAATCCACTCACGCCAATTGTCACCAATCTGTTCGCCTTTAAGTTTCAAGATCGTGTGCATCCAACAGCAGTAATCGCTGTACAGCGGTTGCGTTGATAGTTGCTGGATGTTGCGGCGCTCGAGTCTCTCCCACTCGGTGACCACAAACAGGTTTGTGTAGTAATACTCGGGTGCGCTGTCGGGCGTACGCTTTAACTGCAACTTGATCTTCATGTTTCTCCTATGTCGGCTTGGAGCCGTAATTATGGTGCGGTTACGTCAAGCGTCAGCGCGCCACCCATGAACGTAATGTCATAGGTTGACAACTCGCCAAGGGATGCGTTAATAACTGGCAACGACTCAAGGTAGCAACCAGTCAAAATGAACTTCGGGTTAGTTGCTGACTCTGCACCTGACGATGGGGTCAAGGTGATGTTGGTCTTAGTGCCAACCAATGGGAACAACGTTGCGTAAGTTTCGGTTGCTGCAAACGAGGCGTACATCGTCAAGGTCACTTCGTTGTTGACAAGGCCAGCGGTGTAACTGCGTGAGTTTGTGCCAAACGCGGTGTCTTCAAGCGCTTCAACCAGATAGGTCAATGTCGCTGCGCTGCACATGTCGGTGAGATCAACGGCGTTAATTGTGAGGACTGGGTTTGAGAGGTAAGTGCTACTGGCCATAAATGCTCCTTAGGTTATGTTCTGATAGTAGATGATTTGTGTTGCTTAGTTGTGGATTACGAAGTCTGGGCTTGGATAGCGCAATCAAGGTCGTAGCACGGATACAACGCGCCACCGATCTCAAGGCTTGACGGACGGCCACCCATCACGATGATCTTGGAGCCAAGCACGGTTGCAACAATGCTAAGAATCTGACGCAGTACCGGCAGACCTGCTGGGCCCGAGCCGATTACTTTGACAGGGAACTCGAGGCGCACCACGTTGCCGTTGCCTGCAAAAGTCGTAAAGTTTGGCGCATCCAAATACACCGAGTTGGCGACAAGTTTGGTTGCATCATTTATTACACGGAGCCCAGTCACCGCGGTCAGCGTTGCCGTGACATCATCAATCGCTTCGTTGAATAGGTCGGTGTACGACATCAGGCAACCGCTGGACGTGGGATGCCAAGCAGCTGCTTGACTATCGGGGTCAGGCTTTGCTGTGGTGCTGAACCCATGCCGTCAAACGTGGCGTAGGTTGCCTCTATTGAGCCCCTAGAGCGCCACAGAGCTGCGCAATACATCAAAGTGCCCAATGTTGCGTCACCGCCAGGAGAGGTCGTTAGAGAGTCGATAT